AGCAGATGACATTCTATTAGAATCAATCGATGCAATGAAACAACCTCAAGCGGCAGACAAGTTTTCGATGGAGAGATTCCCTAACAACGGATGGCCATTCGGTGATTTGACTACACCATCATCACCTCGTTTGACTACTACTGACTTTGCATCATTGAAACCGATTGACCTTAGTTCTATCAATCAGTTTCCAACAATGGCACCATGGACAACTGAGCAAATTCAAGCATTGACATCTGCTGACCTTTCAAGATGGTCAGTCCCATCACCAGGCACTATCGGTGGAGCAAAGATTGAATTCAAATAATGCCCACTAAAGACGAGATGATGAAGTTCGCATTGGCGATTGAAGAAATGATTGCCAATACGGACTACACATATTTGGAAGCTATCTGTGAATACTGCAAACAAACAGGACTTGAGATCGAAGTTGCCGCAACACTGGTCAATCCAAATCTCAAGTCTAAGATGCAGGAACAAGCAGAGAAGTATAACCTAATCAAAGGAAAGAGTAATAGATTACCCATATGACAGGATATGAAGCTTTTTGTTTATACTCCTCACTCAAACTCCACTTCACACAAGAATCATATGATTACTTCAAGTATTATGGTAAATCAAAAACCAGTGTAGAGGCATTTGAGAATAGAAAGGATAAGTGGCACTTTTATAAACTCAGTCGGAGGTTCTCAAATGCTGAACAAGGTAGAGATTTTATTATTGCTAATCTTCTGCGTGATTCTGATGTATGGATTGGATATTTACTGACGAATGATGCAGATGTAGTATATCGTGATAGACAGAAGGTAATACAGTCATTGACATACACCTTCACGAATGAGATTGCTTCGTTAATGAGTCAGGAGAACCCAAATGATTCATTAATGATACACGAAGGTGAGTATCCTAAGTTATTGACCCAACTACTACACGGTGATATTTCAATAGAGACAATGTGTATACTCAATGCTATATTAAACTTCTTGCCGATGTGGGATAGGAAGATAGTGGATACGATCCATTATCCGAATGTCAGTTTGAAGATGAAGAAGTATACACCATTCATTTCTTTCGAAGTGACAAAGTATAAAGAATTACTGAAGAAAGGACTACATGAAAATACAGAAACTGTATCTTGATATGGATGGTGTTCTGTCTGACTTTGCTAAGAGGTATAAAGAACTCTACAAACTACAACCCATGTCAAGTCGTGAACGTGGTGAAAAACACGATGACAACTGGAACTGGTTTGTTGAAGGTAAGAACTTTGAAAGTCTTGACAGGTATGCTGGTTGTATTGAGTTACTTGAGTTTATACGCACCCTAAATATACCAGTGGAGATACTCTCATCATCTGGTGGGTTCTTTCATCACGAAGAAGTAAAGAAGCAAAAGAAGTTATGGTTGAAGAGGCATGATATTCTCTATACTGCGAATATCGTTCCTGGTAGACACCTTAAAAAAGATTATGCTAAACCCGATGTTATTTTGATTGATGACACGCAAGACGTTATCGATGATTTCAATGCGGCAGGAGGTATAGGTATTCTTCATAAGAATATACGGCAAACTATAAAGATTCTTCAGGAGGTGCTTGACACCAAAGAAGAAATATTATATAATGATAGAGTGGATAAGACGCAATACATTCACATAAACAACTAACTATACGAGGTAAATAAATGAGCGATTTTTCAAAACTGAAACGCAACAGCAATTCATTCGAGAAGCTTACCAAAGCAATCGAATCGACATCAACAAATGTAGAAGCAGGTTCAAAAGAAGATGACCGTTTCTGGCAACCTGAAGTAGACAAAGCAGGTAATGGTATGGCAGTGATTCGTTTTCTGGCAGCACCCGCAGTAGATGGTGATGAAGCATTACCGTGGGTTCGTTATTGGAATCACGGCTTTCAAGGACCAGGTGGTTGGTACATCGAAAACTCGTTGACCACTCTCAATCAAAAAGACCCTGTATCAGAGTATAACTCTGTGCTGTGGAACTCTGGCATCGAAGCAAACAAAGAAATCGCACGTAAGCAGAAACGCCGTTTGACGTACATCGCAAACATTCTTATTGTCTCTGACCCAAAGAATCCAGAGAACGAAGGTCAAATCAAACTGTATAAGTTTGGTAAGAAAATCTTCGACAAAATCTCGGAAGCAATGAATCCAGAGTTTGCCGATGAGACACCACTCAATCCGTTTGACTTTTGGGCTGGTGCTAACTTCAAGATCAAGATTCGTCAAGTCGAAGGTTATCGCAACTACGACAAGTCCGAGTTTGACAAACCATCCGAGTTACTTGATGGTGATGACAAGAAGTTGGAAGCACTGTGGAAGAAAGAATACTCTCTCAAAGAGTTTGTTGACCCAAGTCAGTTCAAGTCTTACGATGTGTTGAAAGCAAAGTTGGATAAGATTCTTGGTCTGGACGGTGTTGTACCAGTAACGACTAAGGCAGAAGATACTTTTATTGCATCGACAAAGGCATCTGTTACACCAAGCTTGGATGAAGATGAGGACTTGGAATACTTCAGGTCACTAGCAGAAAAAGACTGAGTAAATTAACTCAGTAGTGTACAAAAAGAACCCCACCTAGTGTGGGGTTTTTCTTATGCTGTTCCTAACGAATCCATAAACAAATCAACAAGGTCTTTATCATATAGACTAGCACCAGCAACAATTGTTGTTCCTCCTCCACCGCCTCCACCACTATTGTTATTAACAACATTGTTGATGATAGGACTGCCACTACTTGAGATTGATTGTTTTGATAAATCCATATTTGTTTGTGATACTGTATTCAACTTTACTGATTTTGGTGCAACTGCTGCGGCACTAGGAGGTGTGGGACTTACCGATGCGGGTGCTGCGACACTAGGAGGTACAGAACGTGCTGCTGTAGATGCTGCTGCGGCGGGTGCTGCTGTGGATGTGGGTGCTGCTGCGGGTGCTGCTGCGGGTGCTGCTGCTGGTGCTGGTGCTGGTGCGGCCGCAAGTTGTGTAGAAGGCGCATTGGGGTTTCTCGCATAAGCAGATGCAACCATTCCCGAATTAGTTGTATTAGCTCTAAATTTTTCTGCTACTTTTTCATCTTTAAACTCTACGTGAACATGATCACCTGTAGCATGTGGGGTTTTACCTAATATTTCAGACTGAACCAAATATTCATTAGGTTTAAGTCCAGCATCCGTCATCATTTTTTCAATTTTTTTTACCGCAGCATCTTGAGTTTTAGATCCACCTTTAGTCACGAAATCAATAGCCAATCCTTTAGCATGTTTTGATCTTGGATGGTTTTGCTGATGAAATTGGTCGTTAAATCCAGTGAACTGTGCAAACTCAGGAACATTCGACATAATTTTTTGTGCTAGTATATCAGTTCCAGGTTCATGTGGATGTGCAAACGTATCACCTTTTCTCATTTTACTTGCTAATGAACTTGTTGCTTTTGCATTTTCTGCTGTTGGGATTACCATAGATGGTCTGTTTTCATTTCCAGAATCCATTCTTACACCAGCAGGATATGGTTTTGATTGTCGTTGCTCATTCGGAACACCACCAGCAGCAGGAGCAGAAGCAGGAGCATTACCTGCAGGCGGTGGTGCTTTAGCACCAGGAGGAATAGCTTCTACTGGTTTTGGTGGATTGTCATATTTATTTTTATCCAACAGTGGTTTGTTATTTGCAACAATTTCTGATTCTTCTTCGTTAGTAAATTCTTTCCACAGTTGATATATTTCATATGCTGTCCATAAAGTAAATCCAATATCAATTGCCGCAGCAACCCAACCCACTATTGGTATGGCCATTAAAGCTGCGGCTACTGCTAATTTTTTTCCTATTCGAGCAAATAATTGTGGGGACTTTCTCTCAACGTATGCAAGAAATCTACCCCACAATCCTTTTTTTACTCCTTCAGTTGCTGTCTTTGATACTGTTTTTCCTACCATAGCATCTGCTGTACGACTCATACTCTTGAAACCTTGTGATTGTTTCTTTGCTTCTTCGGGAGACATACCAGCAGTACGATTTGCACTATACTTATTTTTTTCTTCCATTGTCATTGGACTTGGTGGACGAGCAGCAGTAAGACCCCTAGCCACACCGACAGCAGCAGCACCAGCACCAACAGCAAGAAGACCTCTACCTAAACTCGGTAAAACTCGTCCTGCCATTTTAAGTAAACCAAAATTAGATGCTATAGAAAGTATGCCTCCTATTACACCTAAAAGTTTTTTTAATCCTCCAATTAAATCGGGAATAATTGCGATGAGTGATTTGAATAGAGTTCCAACTGCTCCTATAATAAACTCAAGTATCTTTCTAAAAATACTTTTATCTTCTTTACCCTCTTCTTTTTTACTTGGAGTAGGTTTTCCTGCCTTCATAGCACTTTCATATTGAGATTCTCTTTCAGCAGACCGTTTGAAGAACATATCTGCTTTTTGATATGGTGTTCCCTTCTGCATTCTAACAAGTTCTTGTATATTACGTCTAGTAATATTTGTATCCATTGCCATCTGTGGTAAGACAATGGAGTTCTTGGCAACCATTTTAAATTGCCTTTTCATTTCACCTAAACGATCAGCAATGGTGTTTAGGATTGCTTCAGCACCAGCACCTAAACCTTCTGACTTTTCTCCTTTGAGTTTATCTCCACCTGCCTGATATCCTTTTAGTCCTGGTAGTAAAGCAGTTAATAAACCTTTCTTTTTGAACAGATAATTTCGTGGGTCAAGGCGTTCTCTAGCACGTTCACTAAACGCAGTTGCTAGTGAACTCCCTATGCCTTCACCTTTTTGTCTCTGTTTACTAACGATGTCTGTAAAAGTTGCCATGTCTTATCTTCTTTGTTGTTGCTGTAGTTTTATTTTTTCATTTTCTTCTTCAATGTGACTTATTAACATATCGATATAAATTCGTTTTTCCCACGGCACCATAT